ACTTTTATTATATCAAAAGAATACAAGATATAGGTGATTACACAAATGCAACAGATGTTCCATTTAGATTTGTGCCGTGTATGGTATCAGGACTCGCATATTATTTAGCACAAAAATATCAACCACAGTTAATTCAACCTATGAAACTAGCTTACGAAGATGAATTTGCAAGAGCATTAGCAGAAGATGGCTCAGCTTCTAGCACATATATAACACCAAAAGCATACTACCCAGGAACATAATGGCAAAATACGCAACAGGTAAACACGCAAAAGCAATATCAGATAGATCTGGTGTAGAGTTTCCTTACAGAGAAATGGTTAGAGAGTGGAATGGTTCATTTGTTCATGTATCTGAGTTTGAACCTAAACAACCACAGTTAGAACCAAAACCTATTTCTGCTGATGGTATTGCGTTAAGAAATGTTAGAACAGATAGAACAGAGCCAGCTACAACTGTTAGAATAACTGATGACGGTTTTGAAACTTATGAAGCGGGGTCAAGAATTATAAATGTTTTTTCTCCAGGTCATGGTTTAGTTAGTGGAACAACGTATAGATTTAGAGGACCACCAACTATTTCTGCAGGTAGTTCTTTCACATATGCAAACCCACAAAATTTTGATGGTATTACAGGTGCTAATATTGCAAAGTCTGCAGGATATGCGATTACAACTGGATTATATAAAAACGATGCAGTGGTAACAACAGACTACGCTACGTCTAATTATTTTCATTTTACAGTTGATACAGATACTGCTACAATTGGTGGTGTTAAAGGAGGAGGTTATGGCTGTTCGGTAGGACCCATAACAATAGAAGCATGATTAAAATTATTAAAAAATTTATTTCTAAGTTGTTTGGTATTAAACAATGTGAGTGTTCAGAGAAAGTTTTGGTTGTAGAGGAAACTGCAAAACAAAAAAAGGTACGTTTAAAACATAAAAAGGAAACTGAGTAATGGCTGGATTAAGTGCATCAGGATTAAAAACACAAATTAGAAGTTATACAGAAACAGACTCTAATGTATTAACAGATGCTGTTTTAGAGAATATAATTTTAAATGCACAATACAGAATATTTAGAGATGTGCCTATAGATGCAGATAGAAAACAACAAACAGGTAATTTAGTTACAGGTCAAGAAACAATTAATGCTCCAGCAGGAGCTGTGTTTATTAGAGGCATACAGGTTTATGATTCCACATCAGCTACGACTGGTGCTAATATTTGGTTAGAAAAAAAAGACGTTACTTACTTACAAGAATATATATCATCAACAGAATCAGCAAAAAGAGGTCAACCAAAATATTATGCTATGTTTGGTGGTGCTACAGGAGAATCTGATACTACATCTGGTAGAATGATGTTTGCTCCAGTCCCTGATACAACATATAAATTTAGAGTTCATTTCAATGCGGCTCCTGCATTATTAGAGGGTGATGGAACTAATTATATTAGTCTTAACTTTCCAAATGGCTTATTATATTGCTGCCTGTCAGAGGCATACAGTTTTTTAAAAGGTCCAATGGATATGTTGACATTATATGAAAACAAGTATAAACAAGAAGTACAAAAGTTTGCTAGTGAACAAATTGGTAGAAGACGAAGAGATGACTACACTGATGGAGCTGTTCGTATACCAATAAATTCACCAAACCCATAGGAGATAAATTATGGCAATAACATCGGCAGTATGCACAAGTTTTAAAGTAGAACTTTTAAAAGGAGTTCATGATTTTACAGCAACAACTGGTAACACTTTTAAACTAGCTTTATACACAAGCTCTGCGACTTTAGGAGCTTCTACAACAGCGTTTGCAACAACAAATGAAATTACAAACTCGTCAGGAACAGCGTATACATCTGGTGGTGCAACACTTACTAGCGTAACTCCTGTAGCTTCAAGCACAACAGCAGTTTGTGATTTTAATGATGTTAGTTACACTGACGCCTCTTTTACAGCAAATGGGTGTTTAATATACAATAGTTCAGCTTCAGGAAACCCTGCAGCTGTGGTTGTAGCATTTGGTGGAGATAAAACTGTAACATCAGGAACTTTTACAATTCAATTCCCTACAGCAGACGCAACTAACGCAATCATACGATTAGCCTAAAGGAGTAACGACGGATGTCCGTTACTAGAACATATGCGGTAACGGTGGTTGGTGGTAATCCATCTGATCATCCATATTACAATCAAGGTTCACTTAATAAATACGCTATTGATGGTTCGACAGCTACAGCAAATGTAACTTTATATATTGCTGAAAGTGGAACGTATCGTTTCGATCAATCTGATTCTTCCAACTCTGGACACCCTTTAAGATTTTCAACAACTGCAAACGGAACACATGAAAGCGGTGGAACTGAATATACAACCGGTGTAACTACCAACGGAACTCCAGGATCAGATGGAGCTTACACACAAATAGTAGTGGCCGATGATGCACCAACTTTATATTATTATTGTACTAACCACTCTAAAATGGGTTGGACTGCGAATACTCCAGCTGCAAACACATGGGGAGCTTTAGGTTGGAGCACTAATAGATGGGGCGCTGAATCAGAAATAATATTAGGTTGGGGTGGATCAAGCTGGAATGATGGTGAATGGAATGATTTAGGAGATAGGACTATTAATTTAACTGGTCAAGCAGTAACTTTATCAGTTGGAGAATTAGAAGCTTTTCCTGAACAAGGTTGGGGTAGAGATACTTGGAATTTTGAATCTTGGGGTCTTTCAGGATTAACAGTTGAATTAACTGCACCCGACGCGATAACATCAGATTCAGGTCCTAATGGTTGGAGTAATGGAACCTATGGTGAAAATAGTTGGGGAATGTTTACTTTAAACCCTGCAGACGTAATGGGTTTAACAGGAGTGTCCTCTACTTCAAGTGTTGGTTCTGTATCACATGTAATTAGTGCTACGTTTACACTAACAGGAGTTTCTTCAACTTTATCTGTTGGATCTATAGATCCTACAGAACAGGTTGTTGGTTTAGCTGGTCAAGCAGTAACTACAGCTGTTGGTTCATTGTCTCCTGCTGATGTAGTAGGAATAACAGGAGTTTCTGCAACTTCAAATGTTGGTAGTATTAGTATTGGATCAAGTCCTATTGTAAATTTAACAGGTCAACAAGCAACTTTGTCAGTTGGATCAATAGATCCTTTAGCGCTTGTTCAAGGTTTAACAGGTCAATCAATAACTTCAGCAGTTGGATCAGTTACTGTTGCTGATTTAGTTTTAGGACTATCAGGTCAATCTGCAACCGTCTCTGTAGCTGGATTTGGAACTGCAACTGGCTTTGGAATACAAGCATATTCAGACGTTGACACAGGTTCAAATATTTCGTATTCTGATGTTGCAACAGGATCAAATATAACATATAGTGACGTCGCATAGGAGATAATTTATGGCATCAACATTCAGCCCTTTGGGTATAGAACTTCAGGCAACTGGTGAAAACGCCGGTACATGGGGAACAAAAACTAATACTAATTTACAAATAGTAGAACAAATATCTGGTGGATTTACACAACAGGCTGTTTCTGACTCAGGAGATACTACATTATCTGTAACCGATGGTGGAACAGGAGCAACTCTTGCACACAGAATGATTGAGTTTACAGGGTCATTAACTTCGGGAAGAAATGTAACTATACCTATTGATGTTCAAACTTTTTATTTTTTAAAAAATTCTACAAGTGGATCACAAGATGTAACTTTTAAATATGTTTCAGGATCGGGAAGCAGTGTAGCAGTATCACCTTCAACAACTAAAATTGTATTTGCTTCTGCAAATGATGGAGTAAACCCAGATATTATTGATTTAGGTTTTGGAGCTGGAGATGTAACATTAACTGGAACACAGACTTTAACAAATAAAACTTTAACTAGCCCTGCAATAGGGACAAAAATTTCAGACACAAACGGAAATGAATTACTTAATCTTACTGCAACAAGTTCAGCAGTTAACGAATTTACTTTAGCTAACGCAGCAACTGGAAATGGTCCCGTTTTATCAGCAACAGGAGAAACTAATGTTGATATAAATATTAACCCTAAAGGCTCTGGTGTTTTAAAATCAGGATCAGCAGCAGTTAAAGTTGCAGGGAAAGAAACTATTTGGGTTCCATCTTCAGCCATGTACCCAGCAACAACTAATGGTGCAGCAGCAGAACAAGTTGAAACAACAGCGACAAGACCTGATATGAAAGTATTAGATTTTGATGCGTCCACAGATGAGTTTGCACAATTTTCTATTGCAATGCCTAAATCATGGAACGAAGGAACATTAACTTACCAAGTGTATTGGACACCGGCTTCAACTAATACAGGAGACTGTATTTTTGGATTACAAGCAGTTGCTTGTGCAGATAACGATACGATAGATGTTGCTTATGGAACTGCTGTAAACGTTACAGACGCTGGTATAGGAACAGTTGAGGATCAACAAATTTCATCTGAGAGTGGCGCTGTCACAGTTGCAGGATCACCAGCAGCTGGTGAATTAACTTATTTTCAATTATTTAGAGACGCAAACGCTGGTGGAGATACTTTTTCAGCCGATGCAAGAGTGCTCGGAGTTAAAATATTCTTCACTACAGATGCTGCTAACGACGCATAAGGAGTTTAGAATATGAGAAAAATACCTGGAGAAAATTTAACCGCAAACGGTAAATCAAGTAAAAACAAAACACCATCAAAAGGTAAGACTATGTTTGGTTACAATGTCTTAGGTTTTGGTGCTGGTGGAGGTGCTGCAAAATATAACATCGATTGGTTAATCGTTGCCGGAGGCGGTGGCGGTGGTTCAGTTAGAAATAGTGTTAATAACTATCTTAACGGTGGCGGCGGTGGCGGCGGCTCAATTAATTCTACAACTAACCAAGAGGTGACCACTGGTAATGCGATTACTGTAACGGTAGGAGATGGCGCTCCAGGAAGACCAAATCCTGTTGTAGTAGAACAAGTTTTAGGAGGGACATCCTCTGTTGCATCTGCTGATTTTACAACTGTATCAAGAACTGGTGGAGGTTCAGGAACAGTTCACAATAACACTAGTAACCCACCGGCCCAAGGTGGTGCATATGCAGATGGGGGTGGATCTGGTGGTGGAGGTAACTATCCTAACGCATTCGGTGTAGCTGGGCCAGACGGCGGTAATAATGGTGGTACAGGTACTGGATCAAATCCTTACACAAAAGGGGGAGGAGGCGGTAATGGCGCTGTTGGTCAAAATGCTTCTGGACCAGGAGGAGGCGGTAGCGGCGGAAACGGCGGGGCAGGAACTCCAAATTCAATAACTGGATCAGCTGTAGTTTATGCTGGTGGTGGAGGAGGAGCTGGATCTCCTCAATATGGCTCTACCGGTAGCTCTGGTGGAACCGGCGGTGGTGGAGACGGAGAGAGTAACCAAAACGGTCAGCCAGGAACTGCAAATACTGGCGGGGGCGGAGGCGGTGCAGGCGGCACCGGAGACCCTTCAACTCCTAATTTTGTAGGAGGAA